AGTGATGGTAAGACGTATTGTTGCTCGTGAAAAACATGATTGTGAGCATCTTCTTGGAACTTTTGTAGATGAAAGTCATTTTGATAGAGTAATCGAAGAAGATACTGATTGTTATATGCCACCTCTTTGCGATGTGGCAACTAAAGCTGATTGTGGAACTAAAGAATGCGAAGATTGCGATAAGGGCAACGATGAGCTTCGTATTGCTTTCAAGTTTCGTAAGAACTACTTTACTAAAGAAGAATGTGAACAGGCGTATGTTGGTCTGAGAGAAGCAGCAACAGAATCACAGAATCGTGGTCTTGCTGCTGGTCCTCGCGGTCACATGCTCGCATGCGAGGGTCGTGGTGGTCGTGATTGGGTATCTCCATATCAGCAAGAGATTCTTGACTTCCTTATGGATGATGGTGCAAAAGTTGTTGATGATAACTCAATTGAAACAATTCGCGCCAAATACGCAGATCCTAAATTTAAACCTGCCGATGAAACTCGTGGCACTGTATGGTTGCGTTCAGAAGTAACTAAAGTTTATCCTGAATATCATGGCTGGTTTGATAAATGGGTAGATGGTTTATCAAACAAACCAAAAGAAGAAGTTGTTGCAGAAGCAAGAATGGTTGCTGAGAAGTGGGCATCGACTACTAACTACGCAAAATCAGTTTTCTCAGGTGTTGCTGGTTGGTATGATCGTTATCCTCGTATTCCTTATGGACGACCAACAGCATACACAGAAAAGAGTCCTGAGTTATTTGCAAAAGCATATCCGTTTCTTCAATCATTGAACAGAGGGTTCAAAGAACTTCTTCCATGGCGCTGGGCTAATCAGAAAGCTGCAGCAGATAAGATGGATCCAAGGTTCCTTGTTCCTGATACAGTATTCACTACAATCACAGTGAATAAGACTTTCCGTACAGCTTGTCATCGAGATGCTGGTGATCTCGATTCTGGTCTGTCTAATCTACTTGTTCTTGGATCTGGAGAATACACCGGAGGTTATCTTGTCTTCCCTGAGTATCGTATTGCTGTCAATGTTCGTCCTGGTGATCTTCTACTGGTCAACAACCACGAGATTATCCATGGCAATACTCCTATCGTTCTTAACAATCCTGATGATCCTGCTTGCGAACGTATTTCTGTAGTCTGTTACTTCCGTGAGAAAATGTTAGAACTTAAATCTTATGATTACGAAGTTCTTCGTCGTCAGTTTGTTGATGAACGTAGATTGAATAAGAAACATCCTCTTCAGCGTCCTCTTTGGAATGGTGTATCTCCGGGTATGTGGGAGAGCGAAGAGTGGTATGATTATCTTCATGCGCATGGCATGAAGGATCCTTATGGTAAAGATCAAGAAGCAAATCTGGAGGGGTTCTTTGGATGAACTTAGATTATGTCAAAGTTAGAGACCTATCAGGATATGTTGATTGGAGATTACCTGAAAACAGAATTGAAGCATTCTCTCGTGTAACGCATACTCGTTTTGTTGAAGGCGATCTCGATCATCATCATGTTGGTAAAGTGATTTGTGATTATTCTGGATATTCGAATGAAGAGAAAGCTCTTTATTCAATGTATTTTGGGCAATCGTATAGAAATCATTGGGCTATGATTGCTATGCAATTAGACTTCTGGAATATGCCAGATGATAAGCTAATTGATTGGCATAATAATAACTGGCGCAGAATGAAGTTCGGTAATGATACTAAGTGGAATGTGCGCAAGTTCCCTCAGTTTGTTATTGATATGAGAAAGAGAGTAGGTAAGTCTGGTCTTTATGAATATCTCGGTAACGCTGCTAACGCTGGTTCAACAGAAAAGAATTACTTCTCTTTGAATAAAACTTTACAAGAATTCTATTCAATGGGTAGAATGACAGCTTGGCTCGCTCAACAGACTCTTTATGAATTGTTTGATTGGGATATTGATCATTGGGATCAACAGCTATATGATAATGCTACATGGTCTCAGTATGATTCTATTTGCTATCTTTTCAATAGAATTGATATTGCACGTAAGCAGAAGATTACCGACGAATATGGTAATGTTCTTGAGATCAAAACATATGAGCCTACTAAAGCTGATAAACAGTTAATGGAAAAGAATACTATTCATCTTATGGAAGAACTTAATAAGAGAATACCTTTTCATGTTGATATATACAATATTGAATCTGTTGAGTGTGAGTTTCGTAAGACTGCCTATGGTCCTAAGATTAAAGAGTTTACATTCTGGACTACTAATGAACTAGTAGAGATGCATGATACTCTATTGAATCTCTGGAAAGATTATAAAGGACCAGGTAAGATCAATTGGCTACCTTATGTTATTGGGTTTATGACAAAAGGTAAGAATGTTACTGATTATGGCTATCATCCTGACTACTTTAAAGTTATGGTAAACACAGGTCTTAATCTTAACACTCATCATCTTTACAAGGATGAGTTGAATGCTCATGAACTATTAGAGCTACCGAGGATTATACCTGAATCTGCTGTTACGATGAGAAAAGAATGGGAAGAGGCGTTTAGTCACACTGAAAGGAAAAAACTGTGTAAGAAATACAATCCTGTTAAATATCTAAAGTTCAAACCAAAAGATCATCCTGCTTGGAACGATAAAGCAGTTGACTTTTCTTATTGTTCATAGTAATATAATAAAGCGTCAAATGGCGCCGAGAGCTACTCTTACTCCAGTCAAGACCTCTCTCGTTAAAAAACTGACATAAAGGAGAAATGTATGTCTAAGAAGATTCGCGTCGCTGTTGTCGGCGTTGGTAACTGTCTCTCATCTTTGTATCAGGGACTTGAATATTATAAAGATCATGATGAAGACAATATCCCTGGAATTATGTTCTCTCGTATCGGCGGTTATCATCCTTCTGATATTAAAGTTGTAGCAGCATTCGACGTTGATCGCCGTAAGGTTGGCCGCCCGCTCGGCGAGGCTATTTTCGCGAAGCCGAACTGTGCTCGTGTTTTCTGTGATGATGTTCCGGATGGCCCGATTGTTCAGATGGGTCCTGTGCTCGATGGTGTTTCAGAATATATGCAGACTCAGCCTGAGAAGTATGGGTTTCGTGTTTCTAATGAAGAATCGGTTGATGTTGTCAAGGCTCTGAAGGATTCTGGTGCAGAGATTCTGATCAACTATCTTCCAGTTGGCTCGCAAGAAGCAACAGAGTTCTATGCGCAGTGTGCTATTGATGCTGGCGTTTCTTTCCTAAACTGTATCCCTGTCTTTATCGCTTCGGATCCTCTCTGGGAGAAGAAGTTTATTGATGCAGGTCTGCCGATTGTTGGTGACGATATGCGCTCGCAGGTTGGTGCTTCTATTCTATCACAGGTTCTTCAGGAGCTCGCCTTTGATCGTGGTGCAGTGGTTGACTTTCACCAGCAGTTGAACGTCGGTGGTAACTCTGACTTTAATAACATGATGGTTCAGAGTCGTCTTGCTTCTAAGAAGAAGTCAAAGGAGAATGTCATTCGTGCACAGAATGACCTTCGTAATATTCCTATTGATTCAGAAGCACTCTTTGCTGGTCCTTCAACCTTTATTCCTTATCTGAAAGACAATAAGGTTGCTTATTTGAATCTTCGTCTCCGTGGTTTTGGTGATGCGCCTATCACTATTGATGCGAAGCTGTCGGTTCAGGATTCGGAGAATTCGGCTGGTGTTGTCATTGATGCTATCCGTTATCTGAAGGTTGCTAAGGAGATGGGAGTTGTTGGTGCTCTTCGTGGTCCGTCTGCCTGGACTCAGAAGACTCCTCCGCAGCAGATGCAGTATTCAGATGCTAAGGCTGAATGTGCTGCATTCGCTGAACGTGATGTTGCTGCTCTAAAGGCTAAGAACTATTATGCATAAGATTAACACTTTCGATATTGATGGTGTGATCTTCTTAGAAGAATACGATGGGATCTATCCAGGTCCCATCGATATCATCATTACAGGTAGAAGTTACGAAGAGACAGAAGAAACTCTTGCTATGTTAAACAGTAAGGGTATTAAGAACAGAGTTTATTTTAATCCTGAAAGGTTTGAAAATAAATCAAGAGTTACTTCTGGTATTCACAAAGCAAAGACTATTATTGCCTTGAGAGAAATGGGTTATGAACACGGTGTTCATTTTGAAGACGATGAGATTCAGATAGCAGAGATTAAGAAGCTGATTCCGGATATTCGTATTGTTCATGTTGTTTCTGATCTTGTTAACAAAGAGAATGTGAGACGTAAATGAAAGTAATCGCTATAGGTGGTGAGCCAGGTGCCGGTAAGTCCACTTTGATGAAGAAGATTCTTGAAAAAAATAATTGGCTAAAGGTATACGACGAGGTTAAACTCGTACCGTATATGCAGTATGATACTAACTATATCCTCGGCAAATATGATGACGGCGAGACATTCTCTGGTACTGATAGAATGTCAATGGCCGTCCAGCCAGAGGCGGTGAAGTTTCTTGCCTCCCTTCCTGCAGACTCTGTCGTGCTATTTGAGGGTGATCGGCTCTTCACCGCCTCTTTCTTAGAACATTGTGTTGATAACTATGACACAGATATTCTTTATCTTGAAACAGATAAGACTATTCGTGAAGAGCGTTATAAGGAGCGTGGATCTAATCAAAATGAAACGTGGCTCCGTGGTAGAGAATCTAAGATTGCTAATATTCTGTCGAATATGCAGTTGATGTTCAACACAACAAAGTTTAAGAATAACACTTTACAAGATCAAAATATTATAGTAGATTATATTATGAATAAAATGGAGATGTGATGAAAAATAGCGATCAACAGCCTAAATACAAATACAAGGAAGACGAAATTATTCGTGACTTTCATGCCTATATTGACAAGACGTATGAGCAGCATTATATGACAGAAGAGCAGAATATAGAATGTTTCGATGTGTGGTTATCTCTGGGTGATGCTTTGCCAACTTTCAGAAACACAGCTATCAAGTATCTCTGGCGCTATGGTAAAAAACATGGTGCGAATAAAGACGACTTGTTAAAGGTTTTACATTACACTCTTATGATGCTTTATTCAGATCATTATAAGGATAAGAAATGACAACTTATACGGATAAGTATATTAAAAAACTTAAAACTATTGAGCAACATAATAAAGAAAAAAGAGAATTTTATTCAGATAATGGAACAGGCATTGAATGCCCGGATTGTGGTGCGGAATTAATAGAACCTAATCCAGGGATTATGTTAGCATGTAATCCTCCTAAGAAAGCAGTTAATTGTCCTGCTTGTGCATACAGATCTTATATTATAGCTTAGAAAGGTAAATATATTATGGAACAAATTCAAATCCCGATTGAAGAACTACGTAAGCGTAAATTGTTTATTGCGACCCCGATGTATGGTGGCCAGTGCGCAGGTATGTTTGCTAAGTCAACTGCTGACTTGGCTGCTCTTTGTGCTCAGTATGGTATTCCTCTCCAGTTTTATTATCTCTTCAATGAGTCGCTGATCACTCGTGCTCGTAACTATTGTTGTGATGAGTTCATGCGTTCTGATGCAGAGCATCTTATGTTTATTGACTCCGATATTGGGTTCAATCCTCATGATATTATTGCTATGATGGCTCTTCAGGCTCAGGATGATAAGTATGATATCATTGGTGGGCCTTATCCTAAGAAGTGTATCTCATGGGAGAAGATTAAGTTGGCAGTAGATAAGGGTATTGCTGACACTGATCCTAATGTTCTTGAAAAGTTTGTTGGTGATTATGTGTTCAATCCGAAGGGCGGTCAACAGTCTATCCCATTGAATCAGCCTGTAGAAGTTCTTGAGATTGGCACAGGGTTCATGATGGTTTCTAAGAAAGCCATGCAGAAGTTCTATGATGATTATAAGGATCGTTATCTTTATACACCGGATCATGTTCGTACTGAACACTTTGATGGTTCTCGTAAGATTCTTATGTTCTTTCAGGCTGAGGTTTGCGAGAAGTCTAATCGTTATCTGTCAGAAGATTATTGGTTCTGTCAGAAGGCACAGGATATTGGGCTGAAAACTTGGTTCTGTCCTTGGATGAAGATGCAGCACGTAGGTACTTATATCTTTGGCGGTTCTCTGGCTGATCTTGCATCAATCGGTGCTTCTGCTACAGCTGATCCATCTACTCTTGGTAATAAGAAGGGTCAAGATAAAAAGTATCATTCAAATCGTAAAATTACTCGTAAGTGAAGAAAGGAAACTATATTATGAAAATTGATACGAATACTATAAACATTCTTAAGAACTTTTCGAAGATTAATCCTTCGATTGTTGTTCAAGAAGGTAATGTGCTGAAGACTATTTCTCCTTCTAAGACTATTATGGCAAAGGCGACAGTTCCTACTAAGTTCTCTCGTAGATTCGCTATCTATAGTCTTGATCAGTTTCTTGCTAATATCTCTTTGTTCAAGGATCCGAATCTTGACTTCAAAGAAAAGATGATTAGTATTTCTGATGATAAGCGTAAGTCTCAGTATTTCTATGCCGACGAAAGCACTGTGACTAAGGCTCCGGATAAGGAGATTAGTCTTCCTAGTGCAGATGTAAGTTTCACTCTTACCAATGAAGATCTTGTAGAAGTTGAAAAGGCTGCAGGCGTTCTAAATGCTCCTGAGATCGCTGTTGTTGGTGATGGTGAGAATGTTTCGTTGGTTGCAACCGATTCTAAGAATCCAACGAGTAACGAATGGTCTATTGATATTGGTAAGACCGATAAGGTGTTCAAGGCAATCTTTAAGGTTGATAACGTAAAGATTATCCCGGGAGAATATGAAGTTACAATTTCTTCAAGAGGTATCTCTCACTTTGTTGGTAAGGATAGTGACGTAGAGTACTTTATTGCTGTTGAGTCTAACTCTCAGTTCTGATACGGGAGGGGTTAATCCCCTCCTTTCTTTTCTATATTATGAGGTGTGTGATGAAGGCTAAAGTTGCACCAAAAGAAATTATTCAGACTTTGTTTGGTCCTGAAGAAAGACAGTATAAGTGTAACACGTGTTCTAATGAATATAGTGTAGAATATTTTTATGTTTCGTCAGAAAATCCTAATAGACCCAGAACACAATGTAAGCATTGTTGGTCTAAATATAACGGGCGTTCTAGATTTTCTAATGTTGCTATGTTTGAGGTGAGATAATGAATGAAGAATTCTTGTGGGTAGAAAAATATCGTCCTCGCACGATAGATGATACTATTCTACCGTGTGATTTGAAACAGACATTTCAGCAGTTTGTTGATCAGAAGAATATCCCTAATCTTATTCTAGCAGGTGGTGCAGGCGTGGGTAAAACGACTGTCGCCCGTGCTATGCTTGAACAGTTAGGTTGTGATTATATTATCATTAATGGATCATTGGAAGGAAGAAACATTGATACGCTTAGAGTTCAAATACACGATTTCGCCTCAACAGTTTCACTTTCAGGTGGAAGGAAATATGTCATCCTCGATGAAGCGGATTATCTTAATGCCAATTCTACTCAACCCGCTCTTCGAAACTTCATGGAGCAGTTTTCTCGAAACTGCGGCTTCATCCTTACGTGCAACTACAAAAACCGTATCATTGAACCCCTTCATTCAAGATGCTCGGTCGTAGAGTTTAAGATCAGTAAGAAAGCATCGGCCAAGTTAGCAGCCCAGTTTTTCAAAAGAATCCAGGTTATTCTTGATCAGGAAAAGGTTGAATACGATCAGAAGGTAGTTGCCGAGGTTATTAATAAGTATTTTCCAGATTGGCGTAGAGTCTTAAACGAGCTGCAGCGTTATTCAGCCACAGGTCGTATTGATTCTGGTATTCTGGCTAATATGACAGAATCTTCTATCAAGGATCTTATTAAACTGATGAAGGATCAGAACTTCACAGAGATGAGAAAGTGGGTCAAGAATAATATGGATACAGATGTCAACTATCTGTATAATCAGTTCTATGATACTTCTTCAGAGTTTATGGATCTACAGAACACAGCTCAAATGGTTCTTCTCCTTGCAAAGTATCAATATCAGAATGCTTTCTCGGCTAATCCAGAAATCAACTTCATGGCGTTTCTTGTTGAAGTTATGAAAGAATGCGAGTTTCAATAATGAATAAGTTTCTCGATGTGACAATGGAGGAACGCCAGGAGGCAGTAGAAGAGCAAGAGTTTAAGAAGCCACTATATGACTGGCGTTTTGAGAACAGTATATCATATGGCCCTCAGGTAGAAGTAGATGGCGAGTATAATCAGTGGAGAACTAACTCCACTGTTGCCAACTATGATGGTTGTTTATTTTATGTAAATGAAATGAACATAAACTATAATGTGACAAATGAGATGCATTATACCTATCTGTTTGCTAAGATTCGTAAGTATAGAAGAAAAGGTAAGCGTAAAACAGACGAAGATAAGAAAAGAGAACAGGAGTTAAAGAAAGAAGAAGCTCTGATCTCCTTAGTTTCTTCTTATTATAAATACAATCGTCTACGTGCGAAAGAGGCTCTAAAGTTACTCTCGTCGGAGAATATTGATTATATTAAGAAGAAACAAGAAAAAGGTGGAGTGAAGAAAAATGAATGAACTACTGGATACTCTGATTGAGGTGAAGATCGCCGAAGAAGAAGATTTTCTGAAAATCAAAGAAACATTAACTCGTATTGGCGTTGCCTCTCGTAAGGAAAAGAAGCTCTACCAATCTTGTCATATTCTACATAAGCAGGGTAGATATTATATCGTTCATTTCAAGGAAATGTTCGCTCTTGATGGTAAGCCATCAAACTTCTCAGATGAGGATAAGGGTCGTAGAAACAAGATAGCTAATCTACTCCAGGAATGGGGACTGCTATCTATCGTGCCTAAAGCTGTGGCTGAACAAGAGCCTATTGCTTCAATGAGCCAGATTAAGATTATCAATCATAAAGAGAAAAACGACTGGTTATTAGAGTCTAAATATAACATGGGTCGCAAGAAAAAATAACTGAAGGAATATATTATGTTTGGATCGTGGACTATTCAGAGAAAACCCGCTACACCTGCCGAAGAAAAACTCGAACAGATTAGGAATATCCTATTTCCGAAGGCTCAACTCATGCATGACGTTGATCCTAAGACTGGTCAAGAATATAAATGGCAGGTTGAGTATGCTGCTGATATGAACTTAGACGCTGCTCTTATTGATCTTCAGGAAGGACATAATGATAAGGCTGTTCATAACACGATACGTGGCGTTGTTGATATGATTATGGATGTCCGTAAGATTCTTGATGAACATATGGAACTTAGCCCAGAGGCCAAATATATTATGGTCGAGAATAAAAGGGACACGATTGATGACAAAGACATCTCTTGACGCCGAAAAGTTTATTGATCTTCTTGAACAGATTATAGACGTTCGTTACACAATCAATAAAGAGATTGAATACGAGAATCATACTTATGCGGGAGATTACAAAAAAGTTTGTTATGATCCGTTGATCGAGGAGTTCAAAAAGGTAATAGTAAACATTAACAAAATTTAATGTTGTTATACTCAAGCTCCAGCTTTACATCCTAAATGTTTTAGGTTATAATGAGTGAAGATTGGAGGTGAATATGTCTATGCATCTTTTGCCTGTATTTTATAATGACATAGGTAATAGTAAACGAAAGAAGAAAAAGAAAGATACTCTCACATCTCACGATAAGTGGTTGATAAAGCAGGGTTTGCATCTTTCTCAGCTTAAGACGAAAAAAAGAGTTGACAATTCTTGGAAACAGCGTTATAATGATGATATGATGGTTGATCGTTCGACTAAGCACTATGACAACAAAGATCTTGTTGCTGGTGTTTGTTCTAAACGAGATATCATGACTAATCTTCATAAAGAGCCTGAACACGTTCAGGCAGAGATTCTAAAGAAGGCAAGTCTCGTGATGCCCCTTTATAATAAAGGCGGTCTACAGTATGCCGGTCCTGATGTTGACTTAACGACTGTAGGCACGAGATCAAGGAGATAATATGAAAATTTTTGATAAAATGGTCAAAGTAAATGACTCATTTAGTATAAATATATTCGACAATGGTTTCATGGTTGAAATCAGCGGACAGAATAAAAACGAGGACTGGGTTACAGCGAAGATCCTCTGTAAAGATGAAAAAGAGTTATTGACTTTGATTCAAGAAGCGGTTAAAATGGATCGTACGTAATGGAATATATTCCACCGTATACCATTCAGGAGGTTCAAATGGATAACATTCAGGTTCAGCTTCAGGACGAAACTGGAAACTGGCGTACTTATACCATTACTCCTAATCAATCCCTGTTATACAGACAGGCGATGCAACAACTAAAATGGAACTTTCCTAATGCGAGAGTCCGTGCAGTTGATAATGATGGCCGTTTGGTCGATATTATGTAATGGAGAATATTGAATGAGTAACACTATGACTAAGGTTGAGAAGTTGTTTGATGCGCTTGTTGAGCGTGGTGAGCAGTTGACTGCTTCGCAGATCACTTCGCGCTACGGGATTGCTAATCCGCATGACGCTGTTTATCAGATTCGTCGTATGGGTTATGCTATCTATCTTAACGAGAAGACAAACTCAAAGGGTGAAACTGTAGCTAAGTATCGCGCTGGTAAACCTTCGCGTAGCCTTATTGCTGCTGGTTATCGAGCGTTGGCCGCTGGTCTCTGATTAAAGAGGGCGGTCTCAATGGCCGCCTTTTTTATGTGGATGTGCACCGAATTGGTTAGGTAGAGGTCTGCAAAACCTTAATATGTGGGTTCGAGTCCCATCATCCACTCCATAACATTTAGATGGGTACAGGCTCGTGCGGGCGAGGATCCGTAAAAAAGAAGCCCAAACCTTGTGTTACAAAATACCAACGCTCTGGATTGCAAACATCGTTGTGAGTAACATAGTAAACCTGTATCTTTCTAAGTGTTATATTATCTTACATCTATGCACCAGCAACAGATTCGCGATATGTTGTGTTGTTGGTCTAAAGGATAGGACGCCTTCGCGTAGGAAAAATGGGTTCGAGTCCCATACAACAGGTGCATAGATGTAAGATAATTATTGTCCCTTAGCTCAAAGGTAGAGCAATGTGCTGATAACACATAGACACTGGATCGTTACCAGTAGGGACAACCAAGAATACTCCGTATTGCTCTCTTCTACATTAGGCAATACGGGAAGGGGAGGGTAGAAGCTCCCCGAGAGATATGGACCGATAGCTCAGTTGGTAGAGCAGGGGACTCTTAATCCCTTTGTCGTGGGTTCGAATCCCTCTCGGTCTACCATAAAAAAGAGTTTGACTTTGTCGCTCTTTCAGGTTATATTAAGTGTGTAAGTTACGGGGCGGTCTTCTAATTGGCCTAGGAAAACAGACTTTCAATCTGTGCAATGTGGGTTCGAGTCCCATCCGCCCTACCAATATAATGGATCCATAGCTCAATAGGTAGAGCAGTCGTCTTTTAAACGATAGGTTCCGAGTTCAAATCTCGGTGGATCCTCCAATATGGCCCGTGGGTCGGCATGGTGAAGACGCCTGCCTGTCACGCAGGAGATGAGGGGATCGTTACCCCTACGGGTCGCCATTTTATGGGGGTGGGTGTTGGTACACAGGGAGGCCTTATAAGCCTTTCAGCGCCGGATTAGCGTTCTCGACCTGATTCGATTTCAGGCACCCCTACCAATATTATAAATAGATATGTAACTAAGTATCTAATACTGAGAGGATATCTATGATCGGAGAAGTAAAGATTATCGCCTTCGATAAACAAATAAGAGGTTTTCTGGATTGCGATGGCAGAGCAGTTTATATTTCTGACTATCCTGGATTGTTCGATCTATTAGGACATAGATTTGGAGACACTGCTCCAGATAAAATGTTTTATTTACCCAATCTTCCCGTTGTGTGGGATGGATTAAAGGCAGTCATTCAAGCAGAAGGCGATGCTCCTAAGATAGTAAAAGGATTGAAAAAATGATTGGAGAGTTGACTTTAATGGCAACAGATCACCAGCCACATAATATGATTCTTTGTGATGGCAGACAATTGCCTATGAAAGAATATTCTTCTCTTTTTTCTATTATAGGTTTCAAGTTTGGCGGTAATTATACTACAACATTTTGTATTCCTAAAATAGATGGTCCAGAACCAGGTACTAACTGGTTTATTCATGCTACAGACGATTTTCCTAATTTTGATTACTAATGGAGAGTTGGCTGAGTGGCCTAAAGCACTCGTTTGCTAAATGAGCGTAGGAGAAATTCTACCGTGGGTTCGAATCCCACACTCTCCGCCAGAAAAAGATAAAGTATAGCTTTACTTCTCTTGAAATATAGAGTAATATATAAATATGATTTGGTTCTCTCTAACGGAGAAAAAGAAATGAAAAAGGTTATTGCTACAGCACTTATCGGTGCTACTCTCGCAACTGCATCAGTAACACCTGCTAAAGCATGGTTTTACGGTGGGTGGGGTTATGGAGGTTATGGCGCTGGTATTGCAGGAGCAGCAATCGCTGGACTTGCAGTAGGAGCTCTTGCTGGGGCTGCTTGTTGCTATGGTGGATATTACGGTGGGTACTACGGAGGATATTATGCTCCACCTGTAGTTTACGCTCCTCCGGTTTATTATGCTCCGAGGTATTATCGTGTTCCTGCAGCAGTTGCTCCCGGACCTGCTTATGTAGCACCTACGAGAGTTCAGAAGAATATTACGATTAAGAATAGTCCTGGTGCACGTGTTTATGAAGAGGATGACTGGGGCTGGTAATAAGAATATGGAGTGCGTGTCCAGCCGGGGATGCTGGCACCGTCTTGAAAACGGTAGGAGCCGAAAGGCCAGGGGTTCGATTCCGCCACCACTCCGCCAATAAATAGTATTTTACTTAACATAAAGTATGTAGTATTATAGATAATACACCTTATTATTTTGGGCCAGTAGCTCAGTTGGGAGAGCATCTGATTTGCATTCAGAGGGTCGGGAGTTCGATTCTTCTCTGGTCCACCAATTCGCTGATAGGTCGGCAAGATGTCGAGGCGCTTTCATACGGCGTTATAGGTTGGTTTGATTCCAACTATCAGCTCCAGAGGTAGTCAGTATGGTGGCTGCTCCGTGGCGACGGAACCAAATAAACGCATTCGGTGTCGCCCATATAGCGACACCAGCTTTTTGCGGTCAGGTGGTCCGGAGACCATTCTTGTCTCATAAGCAAGAGAGCCATGTTCGACTCATGGGTCCGCATCCAATATCAGTGTAGTGTAATGGTAGCATCAGGGTCTCCAAAACCCTTGGTCTGGGTTCGAGTCCTAGCACTGGTGCCAGTTTTATCTAGGTGTAGCTCAATTGGCAGAGCATCCCGTTTGGGGCGGGAAGGCTGTTGGTTCAAGTCCAGCCACCTAGACCATTTCTAAAGGAGTTAACAGGATGATAGATACACTAATATCAGCCTTTGTTATGGCTCTTGTTATCGGTGTTTTATTCTGGGCAGTTGAATGCCTTATTGACGCAATACCTCTTGATAATGTGTTTAGAAAAATTACTCGAGTTATTATTGTTCTGATTGTTTTGCTTGTAGCTTATAATAAAGTCGTATTTCCAGTTCTGAATGTAATGGGTATTCATGTTCCAAGAATAATGAATTAAGAGATTTTATTTTGTTATGAATGATAAAGTAATTGGATTATTTCCTGAACCTGTAATGATAACCTCTATTGAAAGAGACTTTACCGAAGAAGAAAAGAAATATGTAGAATCTTGTAGTCGTAATCTGATGAAGAATCATTTAAATTATTCTTCTCAAGAAGTTCATGTTCTTGAACATCCAGCGATGAAAAGTATAAATAAGTTTATCTTAGATAATGTGGTTGAATTTATAGAATACACTGAAGATCCTATTTACGATCATAAATATTTTATCACTACTTCTTGGTTCAATTATACAAATCCTGGTCAAGGTCATCATGAACATGACCACAAAAACAGTTATGTAAGTGGTGTATTGTATTTGAGTGCTAATAGAAATACGGATAAGATTATTTTTTCTAATCCTAAAAAAAGATTTCTTGAAGTCGAAACTAAAAAGTATGGCGAATATAATTCGAAAGATTGGGAGTTTAAAGTAGGATCAGGAGATTTGGTTATCTTTAGATCTTATCTATCTCATAGAGTACCACAAACGAACAGGTTTGATTCACATACTAGAATAAGTCTTTCTTTTAATACGTTCCTAAAAGGAAACATTGGAGATCCTTATAGGTGTTCTGACTTAGAAAAAAGATAGAGTTTATGCGAGATTAGCTCAGTTGGGAGAGCGTCTGTTTTACACGCAGAATGTCGGCAGTTCGATCCTGTCATCTCGCACCAGAAAGCAGAGTTGTCACGCTTCGTCTATGCTTAATGAGATAGAATAGCGCACCAGACAACTTATTATAATGCGCTTGTAGTCCAATTGGTAGAGGCGCTGGTCTTAGAAACCAGATGTTGTAAGTTCGAGTCTTACCAGGCGCACCAGGGGTAGAGGGATTGTAGGTAGACCTGTAAGAAAACCGTTGCGACGAGTTATGACTGGGTTGTAACCTTCATAGATTTAATGCTCGTATCGTCTATTGGTCAGTGACGAAATAGTAGACGTGGCGCCGACACAAGGCGCTGTTGTCTTGAGTCCGGATAAAAAGACAGCGTGTAGGTGCAAATCCTACCTGGCCAACCATATTATGCTTCTCTGGTGTAGGTGATCCGCACGATGGTCTGAAGAACCATAGGACTTTGTTTGATTCAAAGGGGAAGCACCATTATGATGTTATATTATAAAATCACATATCTTCCGATGTGGAAGAAAGAAGATAAAGAAAATGGTTATGATTGTATAGGTATTGTTATTGGTGAGCATCGTTGGTATGATACTGATCCTTATAACAATAATCCAATACATAAGATAAAGTATCATCAGTATTCAGAGTTGATGATAGGTGTTATGCCTTCGTAGCCCAATTGGCAGAGGCAATTGATTCAAAACCAATTAAGTGTCAGTTCGAATCTGACTGGAGGCACCATTGACTATCTTTGTTATCTCTGATACTCATTTTGGACATGAGAATATTCTCAGTTTCAAAAATAATGATGGTTCGCATGTTAGAAATTTCTCTTCTGTTGAAGAGATGGATGAACATATGGTAGAACAGTGGAATAAGGTTGTAGAGCCTTCTGACATTGTATATCATTTAGGAGATGTTTATTTTGGTAAAGGTTGGAAGCATCTAGATAGATTGAAAGGTCGAAAGAGACTCGTTTTAGGTAACCATGACAATCCTAAGAATGAGCATATTCAGAAGACTTTTCAAAAGATTATGGTTTGGAGAATGTTCCCAGAGTATAATGCTCTGTTGACTCATGTTCCAACGCATATATCTTCAATGTATAAGACTAAATACAATCTACATGGGCATGTTCATAGAAACAGTCTTCCTGAAGAAGAATATGTTAATTGCTCTGTAGAAGTTTTAGACTTTACACCTACACCAATTGATAGTATAATACCTTGTCTCGATAGCTCAACTGAATAGAGCATCGGTCTACGAAACCGAAGGCTGTAGGTTTGACTCCTACTCGAGACACCAATATGGGAGGCTATACGGCTAAGGACGCCGAGCGGTCTGTAAAACCGAGGTCTATGACTGGCTGGGATCGTTACCCAGGTCTCCCACCATTCGGGGATAGTTAAATTGGCATAACGTCGGATTTTGGTTCCGACTTTCTAGGTTCGAGTCCTAGTCCCCGATCCAGTTTTGCTGGGGTAGTGTAATTGGTGAGCACCCGAGGTTGTGGACCTCGGAGTTCAGGTTCAAGTCCTGATCCCAGTACCATTAGGAATATAAGATGAACGAGTTTCAAGGTAATATATATCGTTGTCCTAACTGCACACGTGTTACGACAAACTATCCTTTTGGTTGTCGACAGAAAGACTGTCCTGTAAAGAGAGATATGCTATGGGATTCTACCTATGGCTTATTTGTTCTTTTTGTTTTAGTGTTTGTGGGTATAGCGGGTTTGATTCTGTTGAATAAAGAGTATGGTGAGAAACATACTCCAATAGAACAAAAAGAACTTGACTTCTCTAAGAATAAGAGGTATACTAAATAATATAAAGGAGTAACTGTAATGAGAAAGATTCTTCTCGCATCAGCTTTAGTTATTAGTGTATCCACGCCTTCTTATGCATGGTGGGATTCTTATGGCGGTTTCACATGTGGTTATCTCGATCCGTTGACATCGGTTCTTGATTCTATATTTGGACCTCCTTGTCCTCCTCCGCAGCCTGTGATAGTTGAGCAGCCAGTAGCAGTTCCTGTTCCTGTTCGTCCTGCTCCTCCAGCTAAATATGTTGTGCCTGGGCCAATCTATGATTGCCCGATGCGTCCTGTTCCTTATCCATTCTCTCCGACTGGATTTCAGTACGTACCTAATTGTTAAGATTTATTCGGCGGTAGCACTCCAGGTGAGAGCACTCGGCTGTTAACCGAGAATGAGGTTGGTTCGAGTCCAACCCGCCGAGCCATTTTGGAGTATATTATGAATCGATTTGTTCGCACATATCCTAATAGTTTACCGCATGATGTGTGCGAACAATTGATTCAATTATACGAACAAAATCCAGAAATGCATAATCGTTATAATCAAAACGGTTATCCTAATATGGATCAGTTTAATTTCACTAACAATCGTGGGATAAACCTGGATCTCCATAAGTTTCTGGTCAATAACGCTCTTAGATGTTTAGAGCAGTATAAGATAGATGTGCCTGAATCAAAGTTCTGGCCTGAGAAGTATTCTTTTGAAGAGTTTCGTGTAAAGCATTATGCTGCTGGTGGACATGATCGTTTTGATGAACATGTAGACGTAAAGAGTTTATCCACATCAAAAAGATTTCTTATCTTCTTCTGGTATCTTAATGATGTTGAAGAAGGTGGTGAGACTGAGATTACCAGTATAGATTTAAAAGTTAAACCCGAAAAGGGTAAGTTGCTTATCTTTCCGCCATTCTGGATGTTTCCTCATATAGGTCATCCAGTTATTAAAGGCGATAAGTTTCTGCTGAGTTCTTATATGCACTTGAACGAGAAGTCTATGTAATGTTTGTTCCTGTATATGATAAAGAAGGATCAGAAGTAAATAGAATCGAAATACAAGATACTATTACTCATATCAATGGCAGAGTTTGTAAAGGTAAAAAGAATTATTACAAAGGATTAGGCGCTCCATATCATGGACAGTGGTTGTCTCCTGATACAAAAGATCTAAATGGATACAGTTACGTCCATGATTCTGGAGTGTTTTATATCGGTCCTTATGTAAAGAAATATTGTTTTGAAAATAAGACGGGTATATTTCAAGAAAAATTTCAGCCACAGTTCACCGATTTCATTGGTTCATGTGGTGCAAAAGAACTTTCTATAATTGAGAATTCAGAAGAATTTGATAGAAGTTCTTTAAAGATTATAAAGTGCGAGAACTATGACAAAGAGAATGGTCAATACTATTTTGTATTAGACTATGCTTGTGAAAGAAGAAAGTATATTGAAGGCGGAGACGCGATAGAGCTTTATAAGCTATTAGAGTATATGATACAGAATGATTGGAACTTTATCTGGGATAAGAATTCTATTGAAGATATATCTTATAATGGATTGGTTTCTGATGTAGGAGATATATTTAAATCGTCCTCTCTTATAAGCAAGTTAGGCACTACATATTCGGTTCTCTATTCTTTACATAAATCTTCGCCAAATAAATATCGCGAGTTCAAGAGCTTTCATAATATAAAGTCAACTCCTAATCTACAATATGTTTGTGCTGCGATAGAACTCTTAGAAAGATTTGGTGTTGATACTAAAGAACTCTATATATCTAATGATACCATCGTTAATCTTAAACATATAGTTATGAACTATCTTGTTGTTGGTAAAAATTGCGGCGATTGTTGTTTCATAGAATTAGGAGATCAAATTCGCGAACAATATTTAGAACAAACAAAGAAACAATTAGGATTATCCTAAATACAAAATGCCCCTAAAGCATAAGTGGCGATGCAGCCGCCTTGTAAGCGGCAGAATTCAGTTCGATTCTGGATAGGGGCACCATATAAATAAAGGTGTATTATGAACGAACCTAAACTACCGAGTGTTACATATATGATTGTTGCGTTTTTTATTTACGTTGGTATTGGTGTATTGTTTTCAGCTGGCACGAATTATCTTGCTGGCGCTCACTAAAGTAAAGGATAAAAATATGAATAAGATTTTTCTAGCAGCTGCATTTTCGTTTGCTTTAACTGGCGTTGCATCGGCTCATGCTCATCATCACCATCCTCATAGCCATGGCGTTCGTGCTGTTGCCGATGAGCCTTATACATTTCCTCCTCAGGTAGTTGTGACTCCTCATGGTACTATGGTTACGGCTCCTCCAGGTATGGATGTTGATGCTGACGTTATCGACGGTAAGGATGCTTCTGTAGATATTTTCCCAACTGGCCGTGGTGTTCTCGGTCTCGGTTTCTGGGGTCTCTAATATATTCGCGGCAGAAGTGTTACGGTAGCACGATAGGCTTCCACCCTGTAAGCGTGGGTTCGACTCCCACTTGCCGCTCCAAGATAAATAAAGGAGAGTCTTCGGGCTCTCCTTTTTGTATTTGGAGATATGATGAAACTTTTGTCTGTTGCCTACTCTTGTCATGACACAAACTATACTTATTATGATGGTGAAACTTTACAATATTTTAAGTTAGAAAGACATAAACAGGAAAAGCATGCATGTGCTGTTGAACCAACAGAATGGAGAGAATGGGGTATTGAACCGGATGCTATATGTTTTGATATAACTATTACTGATTTTGAACACGCAAAAAGAAATATTCTTAATACGTTTCCGCTTTTATCAATTATTTGTAATGCGTATAATACATTCAATGAAGAAACAAAAAACTTATTAGAACAATTGTTTAAAGGTTCTATAAACTATTTTAAGGCAACGGAAGATTTAAAAAGATTATTTGGGGCAACTATAGAAGAAGTCTGGATAATCGGTCATCATTATTCTCATTCTCTTTCAGGATGGATGTTGTGTAAAGATCCAGACGTTAGTATAGTTATCGACGGCGTCGGTGATAAAGATAGATCAATTAGTATATACAATAAAGATTCTTTAATATATTCTGAAGATTTTGAAAACTCTATAGGGATGGCTTATCTAGTAGCTGCGTATAAATGTGGTATACAAGCAAGTCATCCAATGGATGTTTCTGGTAAACTTATGGGATTTCAGTCTTATGGCAATGTTTGCGAAAACCCAGTATCTAATAAAGATATAGCAGCATCAACACATTATTCTCTTGGTCAAAGGGTTATGAAGGTATTTGAGAAATACGCATCTCCTGATGATGTTATCTATTATAGTGGTGGTGTTGGTCAAAACGTATTATGGAATACAGAACTACGAAACAAATACCCTAATATAGTCATCGCTCCTCATTGCGCAGATGATGGGTTAAGTCTAGGAGGCATAGAGTTTCTTAGAAGACAATATGACCTTGATCCTTTTACATTAGAAAACTTCCCATACATTCAATCAGATATATCTGTACCAGAACCTTCTAATGAGACGATTAGAAGAACGGCTGAGTTATTGGCTGATGGTAAGATAGTTGCCTGGTATCAAGGCAACGGTGAGATCGGACCAAGAGCATTAGGTAACAGATCTATTCTAATGGATCCGAGGATCGAGAATGGAAGGGATATTATCAATAAGATAAAGAAAAGAGAATATTATAGACCATTTGGTGCTTCTGTTTTAGCTGAACATTGTGATACTAAAGATGATTATATGTTATTTGTTACTAAACAGTATTCTCAATATCCAGCAATCACACATATCGATGGTACTTGTAGATTACAGACTGTTAGCAAAGAAGGATCATTTAGAAGATTACTTGAAGAGTTCTATTCAATAACAAAATGCCCCGTATTATTGAATACCAGCCTAAACATTGCAGGAAAGCCAATAGCAGCTTATCCAGATAATGCTAGAGAGTTATTCAATAATACGGGGATTGATGTTTTAGTTATTGGAGATGAGTTAGTCTGTAAAGATTTCTAATACTCTATTTACATATTGACTTCTGTTTTTAACAAACAGCTGAGGTTCTTCATGATCAACAGCAATAAGAATAGCGATCCGAGGGATCTTTATCTTATATATCCACTCAAACATCATGGAATAAACAGTTGTCTGTAAGAAGTATGATTCAATCCATTCTTCTTTTTTAGGTTTAAGAGAAGTCTTAAAGTCAATGACAGACGCTACTCCATCAAACTCAGCAATCAGATCACAGCGACCAGCAGTCTTTAGGGCAACAGAATACAGCGGTAGTTCTACGCCCAGAATATTATCCACATGCTTATCAAGCAGACTACGGATACCATTAAAAGAATCAATACCCGAAGGCATAGCGTCTTTAAGAAAGTCATCATCGTTGAGTACATACTTCTCACAAATAGAGTGAACAGCTGTTCCTCTACGAGCAGCCTTTACTGATATTTTATTTGCTTCTTCTTCTCCAACTTTTTTACGCCATTCAAGAAGAGCAGTTTTATCTAACTTATCGCCTAATACAGTTGTAACAGATCTGAACTTCTGACCATTAGGGAGAACATAGTAGCGTTTGCCGTCTATGTTCTCCGTTGTTAGTTCTACTTCTGTTACAAGATTATGTTTAAACACTTTGCGCATAATATATCCAAATGTTGTTAAGTAGTTTTATAATCTGTCGCGTAACCATTCTTGATAGTTAGCTTACCATCCATGCGAGCAGTAATAATAATCTCTCCTGTATCTTTATTTGGAGCGATCCACTGCTGAGCAACAGGGCCATAACCTTTAGCAAGCCAATAACGAGCACCAGCCTGTTGCGACCCTTTACCCCATGACTGCTGATAAACAATCACGAGAACGTCATCATATTTATCACCATTAGAAAGCGTAAACGATGGCAACAGTTCTTCAAAGAACACAGTCTGGTCTCCTGACATAATCTGTGGAGGCCATGATTTGAACATATCTGATTTAGGATAGTTCTTATAAGTATGTCCAATCATCTCAACATTACCCCAGCCGATAGGTTCAGAAAACACTATCTTCTTTCCAGGATAATCATCTCTCCATTCAGCCCAACCAAATCCTTCTTTGTATTGAAGATACCAAGTATCTTTATACTTTCCATCAGCATCAAAATCAATGTATAAAGTTGAAGAAGTAGCAGGATCAAATACAAAGTCTGCCTGAAGGTCGGGCATAGATCCGTCTACTGTAACGTAGCGATAGGAATACACCTGACCCAGAGGTGGGATTGGCCAATATTGTGGCATCCATACAAGTTCATTTGCCATTATGGCCAACCAATCATTCTTACTGTTGCAGAATAAATGTCAGAGTATACGGTCTGACCATCTTCAAGAACAGCGAGGAACTGCTGAGTAACTGGTCCTTTACCTGCAGCGAACCAATAGATTGCTCCTCCTGCATTACCCCAGTTACCAAAAGCATCTTTCCATTTCTGATAGTATCTGAATCGAAGCACATTAGCAAAAGCCATATGTTCGTTCTGATACTCATCATAGATACGTTCGTATTCAACAAGCTGATCGCCTAATGAACCAGCTGGAGGACGAGACTGTGTGAAAGACATCTCTGGTGAGTTATGATAACTTGAACCAACCTTTTCGTTTGAACCACCCCAACCAATAGGTGGATCAAGAACAACTATCTTAGTATCTCCCCAGATAGGGCTGGGAGGATCAATAGGATAATCATCTCTCCATTCGGCAATACCACCGAATGCATCGTCCCACTTATAGAACCAAGAATCTCTCCACTTGTCCTGGCCGTTTATAACGTCATACTCTTTGAAGCACATACAATCTTTTTCTTTATCATAAAAGATTTCAGCTGAAAGAGGTGGAGTGTTAGGTTGCTTACCAGTGTAATCATAACGAATCTTGCCAGAGTGTTTGAACTGTGGCCAGTATACTCTCATATCAACATTTGATAGTTTAGTTGGTTCTTCTCTTAGAGTTAAACCTAATGGAGCATTACTGAATGATACTGTGCTAGGTATTTTCATCAGATTACCTCGGTAGAATCTTAGCTGTGAACTCTTTAAAATCAGCTCCGTCGGTTTCTCTTTTCACCCAGAACTTATACTGGTCGCATTCGAATGTATACGAATCGCCCTGTGAGAACGATTTAGTTGTACCGTTAAATGTAACGTCTGGCCTACCTATGCCAGGATTGTTACTTTCAACGTTAATTGTTTTTCCTTGAGTTTTTATTTTCATGTAAATGTTTTCTGCTTGAATAGCAGCATAGCCAGCTATAGCATAGCGAGCACGATTATCTTTAATTTCATATGCAAAACGCCAGTGGTTGTTTAGGCCGCCTGAAGCATCGATAGTATGACTGTCAGCATGATCGCCTTCGCGAGTGACAGTGATTCGGCATCCCATTACCATGGTGACCTCCTATTATTCTTTTGAAATGGTTACATCGAAAACCTTAGTATCAGCTGACTGATCTTCAGGTCGGTGAAAAGAATAACGAATACCTTCAACAACGAAGTCTGAGATAACACCGGGATCGATATTACGATGATCCTCATTATCTCCCCAACGCATTTCTACAGAAGGAACACCAATCTCAGGATTATTACCTATGAATAGTGGACCATTGGGAAACATAAAACATACATCACCGAACGATGCAGAATAACCATAGATTCTGAATTCTTCATCGTCTGTAGGGAGATGTAGATCACCGTAACGATGTTTAGCATCATTGCCTCTGATGTCATCGCCGTGACCAACATAAATGGTTTTACCAGCAAGTCCCTTTACTTTAACATGCCAGTCTGTTGATTTTTCGAACATACTGTTCTCCTTATGCTGTTACTCGAAGTTTATCTTTCATAATGATATACTCTTTCACAAGAGAACTACGCACAATATCCGCTGCTTCAAACTCAACAAACGAAAACGATTTCATGTTACGAACAACTCGCATGAAGTCTGTCAAACCATTTCGCTCGTGCTCTCTAGTAAAATCAGACTGTCTGAAGTCTCCGGAGAAAACTATCTTACAGTTATGACCAATACGTGTGATTACAGAATCTAACTCATGAAGAGTCGCATTCTGCATTTCGTCAACTATGACTATGCAATTATTTAGGGTTATTCCTCTGATGAAAGAGGTTGAAATAAATTCTATTAGATTTTTTTGTTTAAGATACTCATAAGCATCAGATCTACCAAATAGTTCTGTGCAAATAGCATAGTATGGTGCTTCATATACCTTAGTCTTTTCTTTATTGTTTCCTGGTAGAAATCCCATGTCTCGTGTAGGAACAACAGATCTTACAATAACAATCTTTTTATATTTTTCTGAATCGTTTAGAATTTCTTTTAGCGAAAGATACAGAGATAGGAAGGACTTTCCTGTTCCTGCTATACCATGTAGCATAAGGTTTCTATCTTTGCTAAAAGCATCGAAAGTTGCTTTTTGATTCGCAGTAAGTGGATCAAAATGTTTTAGATTGAAATTTAATTTTTCTTGATAATTTTCTTTTGGCACCTTTCCTTGTCGAAGAAGTCGTCTTTCTTTGCGAGTAAGTCTTTTTGTTTCTTCTTCCATAGGTATCCTTTATATTAAAATGTGTTAATGGTCGATCTACTAATACCTTTCTGATTACCCTTTTTCATATGTTTAAGCAGATCACGGAAACCTGCATCTGGTTTGCCCATCCCTCTGCCAGAGTGAATCATAGGAGCGCCATTAACCAGTTGAGTTATGTGTTTGTTTTCTTCAAGATAAACATCTAGAGCCGAGATAGTCATAAACTCCTCGAACTCCTCGCCAGTGTCATTGTTTAGAAACTTATATGTGGGCATTACTTCTTACCTGTTGAATCGAGATAAGTTTTCTTATAAGTGGTTGAGTCTAAATAAGGTCTCTTATAGGTAGTAGAATCTAGATACATATTAACTCCACATATCTTCTGAAATATTATCTATAAACTCTTGATCTTCGTCTTCAATAAGAGCTGAAATATCTTTAGTTCGAAGAGCTCTTTCTACTCGTTTTGAGTTACGCTTCTGTTCACGTTCAAAAGGATCATCTCGAAATTCATCACGATCCGAATAATCATTCTTACGAAACTTTTTAAGCGACGACTTGCTCATTTACTTCTTTCTTCTCCAGTGAGGGAATCAAACCAGGCAGAGCCTGAGTTACGTGGTCGATAGTTATGCCTTTCATAGGCAGCTTCTTATCCTTGATAGCACAAAGTAACTTTGCATCTTCAGGATCTACACGTTCAAGAAGTTCAACAAACATCATTTCTCTCTTTGCCTGAGGAAGAGTGTCATGAAATCCTTGAACGAAATAACGCAGCTTTGTGCATTCTTTTACAAGAATGTGTTGCTGATCGAGTAACTCGTTGGGCTTATATGGAGGTTCTCCTTCTGGGAGAATAAACTTTACATCTGGATCGAAAGCACACTGCAGAATAATACGCAATGGAAGCGAATCGTTAGCTTTCAAAGCATCAATCTTTTCTTGTGTTCTTTTTAGTTTAGATACCTTAGTCAAAAATTCGCATAGTCCGATTTGCATTTATCTCTCCTTAAAACTCACTCAAGTGTTCCATTAGATTCTTCATCTTATTAGCAATAAAATAGTTCAGCAATTTACTACGGTCTTTACCGTTCTGATTATTATATTGATCCATAACCTTCTCACGTATATAGTCAGGAGTGAAAGTTAAGTCAATCAATTCTTTATTACGGAGATAGTTCTTATACAGCTTAATATCGTCAGGATTCGGAGGTTGTTTTAGGAACTCCTCGATACGCTTCGCAGTCATAGGCTTCTGGCGTTTGCTGGTTACGAACGTATCATCATCTGATAGGATGTTCGGGACACCGTCGCCTGCATCTCCCTTGAGGATATGCTCGTTGAGAAAACGTACAGGATCGTTGTGCTTGATCCACTTCTTGCGAGTAGGATCATATTGCTCAACATTAGCGTAAGTATGAAGCTGAATAAAATCTTTATCTCCTGAGAGAATTAGAATCTTCTCACCAGTATTTAGTTCAGAGCCGAATTTAGAAACAAGAGTACCGATGACATCATCAGCTTCTGCAGATTCTACATCAATAACCTTATATGGAAAGAACTCCTTGAGCTCAGAACGAATCTTAGACATGCAGTCAAAGATAGCCTTCCAGTCCATCTCAGACTTCTCGATATTCTTCTTACGGTTGGCCTTATAATAAGGATATACAGTTTTGCGCCAGATATTAGTATTGTCGCATGCAATAATAAGTTCGCCATAATCAGCAGAAAACTTTACACGATAAGAGCGTAAAGAGTTCAGGATCATATGGCGAACCATGTTTTCTTCTAGTTGTGCATTAGTATGATTACCCAACTGCATTAACAGATTGGAGAGCATAACCTGATTTAGATCTACGATAATCACTTGTCACCTTTTCCAAAGTCGGATTTCTTGAACTTGATATTCAGTTTGTCTACGATCTTAAATACGCCCTCTTCTTCTTTCTCCTCGCAAAAGATCTTATCACAAATATCTTGAAAAGGATGATAGATACCATAATGTTTGCACATCATAGATCTAAGAGCCTCAATCACAAAAGCTCCATCTTTAACATCAGTTTCAAGTTCTTCGTCTAAACCAAATCCAGCTATATCTAGATTTGCAAAGATAATAGGTGCGAGATTAAGTATAGTCTCTTGAATATGATAGTGTCTCATCATCTCGAGATTATACTCGATCTCTTCTAAGTTCTTGATATCTTTAGCGTTAGTAGACTTTTTAGGAAAGAGGACTACGTTGTTTGAGGTTTTTCTAGTCATAATATTATATTACCCTATCTCGGGTTAAAAGTAAAGTCTTAAATCTGATGGTAAACAATGCAGCTACCAGATCCATGAAACTCAAAATCATAAATCTTACATTCTTTATGGTTGTTACTGATAGCCCATTCTACAGAGGCTCTATCTTTTTCTGGAACATAAAAGATGAAGAATCCTCCTCCGCCAGCGCCCAATAGTTTACCTCCTAAAGATCCACTATCAATAGCTGTTTGATAGATCCTATCAAAATAATCCTGAGTAATCTCTTTACATACTCCTTTTTTATCAACCCAGGATTCGTGTAGAAGATATCCGAAATCGTCAATCTTACCTTTGTGTAATAGATCTAATGCTTCAAATGCTTTATTTTTTGAACGTCTTACCTTATCGAACTTATCAGCATCAAGCATAGCTTTCTGCTGTTTCTGCAGAATGTTATTAGCGTCTCTACCTCTGCCAGAATAAACAAGAAGAAGATTCTTTTCAAGAGCCTTTACATGAGGATTGGTTAGTGTTACTTCTTCGACATCAACACTACCATCCTTTCTAAACCTGAAAAGATTCATCCCACCAAAGGCAGCTGCATATTGATCCTGCTTTCCGACAGGATAGCCACATCTATTCATCTCTACTTCACATGCCATTTCTGCAAGAGCGTGTCTTGTTAGATTATCATGACCCATAGTTCCCAGAGCTTTAACAAGGCCAACAGTGAATGCGGATGAGCTACCCAGGCCAGAACCTTTTGTAACGATATCTGATATTGATGCTACTGTTATCTCTTTAGTAATATCATAAAGTTTCAATGCCTCACGTGTAATAGCATGTTGCATTTGTTCAATGTCATGTTGATCTTCAACTGTATCATACATACATCGAACACCCATGTGAGGAACTTTGTGAGTAAATACATGAATGAACTTATTAATAGTAACCGAAAGGGCAGCGCCATCCTCCTGTTCGAAGAAGGATGGCATGTCTGACCCACCAGAAAAGAAACTAATACGCAGTGGGGTTTTTGTTACAATCATTATCCTACCTTATAAGAAAACATCTCAGAAGGAAACTTTCTAGAATTTTCATCTGGATACTCGAACAACAGTCTGTTTAGAACTGCCTCCCAACGAGACTTAACATAGTCTAAATTGTATCGAGAGTCAACATAAACTTTATTAAAATTAATAGTATGCTTTTCTTGATTGTCTTCAATCATCTTTATTGCTGCATAAAGATTACCAGCAAAGACACCAGCATGAACATTCGCATCAGTTAAATCAGCATGATACATAACATTTAAACCTCCTGAAGACTCTGGCAGAGCAGCAGTGTTAGGATGAACGCAAACAAGTCCAGCTGACATAGCTTCAAGCATAGCTCTACATGAAGTCTCTGTCCAGATAGAAGGATATGCAAAGATATGAGCTTTGTTGAGATGCTCCTTCAGCTTATCGTTAGGGACAAAGCCATGATAAGTCATCTGAGGATGATTACGAACGCGATCATACAAAGGTTCGAACTGCTTATCTGCATCATCCCAACCATAGATCTTAAAAGAAGAAAACACATCTAGATGAATATTAGGATGCTTTTCAGCTAAGTGTTCGAACACAGGAATAAGAAGTTCAAGACCACGCTGAGGTGTTGAAGTGTAAACAATACGAATCTTATCCTTGTCTTTTTCAAGGCAAGTCTGAGGAGCAGGTTCAATACCAGACTCAAGAACAATAGATTTCATATCTTGTTGTAGACCATGAACTAACTGATAACGCTGCATTTGCCAGTTAGAGATAAACACAAACTTATGAAACTTATTTGTCCAGTTCTGATTTTGAAAGTTCTTTGATTCAGGATCCTCTGGGAGATCATGACACCAGAAAAGACGAATCTTGCTTTCGTCAAGATCACGAGGACGTGAACAAATAATCTGAAAGTTATCAAGCAAATCTTGATCAAGAATGCTTGCCAGCTTTCTCTTAGCAATTTCAGTTCCACCATTAGCGTTGATGGAAATTTCGTTTTCTTCAAATCCCTTCATTATACTTCAATCCTATATCCAGATGCCTGTGCATCATTATAAAACATTTGAACGGTTTCTTTAGAGAATGTATCTAAATCTTTATTAGCTAAATGTAGCTTCTTAATCTGATCGTGAAGCATTGTGATAATATGACAACCTGCTTGTTCAGCCATGTGTAAATGGTAAATTTCTCTACAAGAAGCCCAGAGGAACTTAATCTTGTCAAACTCTGCTGGCTTATCCATTAGCTCGCCAATGCACTGCTTTGTCCACAAAACTGGATTACGTAGAGTGTCAGCAATACGACCAGAGAAAATAGAAATAATAACAGGAACATCTGGATTAGTGATGTTCTCTAGAATATTCTGTGTCTGCTTGGGAGTAAAGACAGCCGTAACATTTACCTTTACGCCTTCTTCGTTAAGCAAACGAATCAAACCGTAATTGCCTTCGCCCTTTGTATTTGTGACTGGAATCTTTACGAATACATCGTAGTTACATTCTTCTCCCCATGAAGCAATCTTCTTTGCCTGGAGATACATGTTGTCTGTATCATCAGCAAATACTTCTAGAGAGATATTAGTTCCTGGACGTTTCTCGGCAAGAGAACGAATCGTGTTTTTAGCGAACAGTTCGTAGTTATCAATACCAGCTTGTCTCATTAGGGTTGGATTAGTAGTGAACCCAGTAACTCTTGGATTCTCTGCAGCCTTCATAATACCGTCAAAGTCTGCGCCATCTGCATATACTTCAATCATCTTCCACCTACATTCTGTTCAATAATGTTAGCCGCTTCAAGCAAGTTTGATGTAATATAGTCTGGCTTGATGTCTGGCCACTTTTCATTTGGTTCATAAACTTCACCCAAATATATAGTTTTAACGCCAGCGTTGTGTCCAGCAACAACGTCTCGCCATGTATCACCAATCATCCAGCTACGCTCTTTAGTAACATGCCACTCTTTAATGATATTATTAAGCATACCAGGATTAGGTTTATACTCTTCAGTGCCACGTGTTCTTGCTGACTGAATAGTATCCACTTTCAGTTCTTTCTTTAAAGAAGAATGAATAAGATTGAGAGTTTCTTCTGTCATATAACCATCATCAACATCAGGCTGATTGGTTACGACATGAAGAGAGAATCCAAGAGAACGAAACTTTCTGATAGCTTCTTGAACTCCCTCAATATATTCAAACTCAATAAACTTCCAAGGAGCAACTTTACCTTCGGCTGCATGGCTTCCGGTTCTTTGAACTAGTTTATTGATCGTACCATCACGATCGAGGAATATCGCTTTTACCATTTTGTAGAGTTCTTCTGTAGTACGGGGTTAGAAACTAAGCAATGCCAAACAACTGCCTGGAATGCTTCTGAGTGAGGAGTGACCTTACGAGGATCAACTTCGGGAACAACTACAACACAGTTGCCCATCTTTGCTGTGTATCCATCGCTTTTGCCAACTATACCGAAAATATTTGAACCCTTTTCGTCAGCGAGCTCAATGGCTTTACAAAGTCCAACAGATACATTCTTCTCTCTATTACCACCCCCAACGGATAGAATAAAGATAGCATCAAAACGATTGAACCTACTTACTCTAAGGTATTCTGAGAAAACGGTATCGAATCCTTCGTCATTGGTTCTTGCTGTGAGTTCGGAAACATTATCTGTTGGGCAGTAGGCTTCGATCCCACATAGTTTGCGAAGATCGTTAACCATATGGGAAGCGTTGCCAGCAGAACCACCCACGCCAAGCACAAACACCCGACCACCGACTTCTCTAACATCATATAGCTTTCTCGCCATAATCTCAATTTTCTGAGTATCGATTGTCTGTGCAATATTAACTACCTCTTGAAAATACTTATCACTGTGAATCATCTTTAAGTCTCTTTCTCAATTCACTTGACGAATACGTATGTAGTCGGTCAATATAAACAATTTCGATATTCTTTAGTCTGCAGATATCGGCTCCATTTATTATAACGTCTTTATAGTCAGAACCAATAAATCTTTTATCGATATGCAACATAGATAACATATTTAGCAGGTCTTGTTCAGTATCATACGGAATAACTTCATCGACTGAACTAAGAGATTGCAGCTGCATCCAGCGTTCAAAAGTTGTCTGAATAGGCTTGTTCTTTGTATCAGGACGGTCAATAGTGGGATCTGTCTGTAATCCCACTATCATCCAGTTACACTGTTTCTTACATTCATTTAACATGGCGACATGACCAGCATGACAGAGCTCAAACGCCCCAAATGTAATGCCTATAATCATTTCACTTTTGTTTGACAACATAGTAAGTGTTACCTCCGTCCCACATATCAAGAACATTACTGACTAGAGGAATGGTTTCTACTTGCTTATTTTTGAAAAAATTCTGAAAATAATCGTTGTTTACTTCTTGACCGAAGATAGCTGACTGAGAAAGTATAAGCCAGTTCTTAGATTTATCAATCTTCGGCATTAGCTGATTACGATATTCAACAGGAGTCTCGGAAAGAGACCAAGTAGCAATAACAAGATCAGCGTGCTTTACATTATCATCCTCAAAAGACCATTTAGGTCTAATATCTTGTTTACCTAGATAATACTCCTGAAGAGGTTGAGTCTCAGGAATATCAACGATAGTGTATTCTCCTTCAAATCCCAGAGCATGAACCACAGAACACATATCTCCGTAACCAGCACCAATCTCAACGATTGATTTATAGTTTTTCAGTTCATGAACAAATCCAGTAATACAAAGATGCGCGACATCCTGAATACGCTGCATAGAAGTATCAAAGTCCGAAGCTACTCGGAGCATTTCTCTTATATGTTCAGGAGCACCGATCCAGTTTTCCTGAAGAGCTTCAGCTATCTCTGGGTCTCGTGCAGCATGATAGAACGCCTCACCAATAAAGCGAGACGTTCTGAATTGAGTAATGAATGGAACATTCCAACAAGAAGCCCATAGACGGAATCTTGGTAAAGGCAAATGCGCACAATCATATTTGAAAACTTCTCGCATTGTAGGCCAATAATTTTCATCATTGGTTTTCTTTGCAGAAATCATTTTTTGAGAATTTTCAGATTCAAAATTATAATCAGACCATATCAAATCAACCATACTTTATTACCTTATGCCTGTCGTTCCACGTAATTCGTGTTAAATCTATTAGGTGAGAAAAAACTTTTTACAAGATTAATAACTTTTTCTTGTTCAAAAGTTTTACAAGAAAATACATCAAGATATAAATCTCCACTGTGATCGCAAAAATGAGCACAAATATTGGAGGTCTCGATTAACTGAACAAGTGTATAACCCGCTTTATTATCTTCGCCGAAATGAACTATTTGTGGTTCGCCATAAGCGACCATGTCAATATCGGATACAAGTGCTTTACAAAAATTGTAAATAACATTCTTATTTGTAACTGCAGATCTATCACAATCTCCAGCGTTTATCATTAAATGATATCCCCAATATTCAGTTTCGCTCATTTTTCAATTCCTATAATAAAATGAACGGCGATTACCGCCGTTCTTCTGCTTTATTTATTATTGATAAGCGTCAAGGATCTGAACATACTGGATTGAATCCATACGGAAAGAACGCCAGCCACCCTTTTCGAGATCCCATACAGCAAGAACATTAGGGTTCTGAGCATGATACTTCTTTTCTTCCTTGATCTCGGCAGGATAAGACTCTGGCAGAAGATCCTGACGAAGCGAACAACGCATACGTCGTTCCTCGCCATTTACCTTACGAAAAGTTACTTCTACAGCATAACGACGAAGTTCGCTGAGAAGAGTGTCACGATTATAAGCAAGCGGTTGATCATCAATGTCTGACATAATTTATGCTCCGAAGTAGTCTTGTTCCAACAGTAGTTTTGAACTTGAAGAATGCTCTTTGTTAAAGTGTTCTCTTAGCTGATCATAACCACCAATGTTGAAGCCATCAACAACGATGATAGGATAAGTTTTAGCTTCTGGAAACTTATCCAGAAGTATTTCGCGAGTAAAGTCTTCATCAAGTTTATACTCAATAAAGTCTTTTCCTCTTTGTCGAAGAAGCATTTTTGCCTGCTCGCAAAAAGAGCAGCCGTTCTTAGAATAGAGTTCAATCATCTGAAAGCATTACCTCCCAATAGGTATTGATGTGTTCGAGATTTGTGTGATCAAGACCAAGGACAAACATTTCATAATTGACGAGAGACTCAAGATCGCTGTAGTTCATGTTGTATTCCTCCATACATATATCATAATATACTATTTACGTAAAGTCAACTCCTGATCCTTTAAAGACTTTTCGTATTTTGTCATCTTATCAAGATATCCTCTATTACGAAGTTCTTTAAATACCAGATTCTCTCTTCCAAACTCTCCATACTTTTGTATAGAGGCAGTTCTCATATCCTTAAATCTTTTCTTTAGATTTTCAATGGGAGCATCTCCCATTTTGTTTTTGATCATGTGATCAATAGCATGCATAAAATGTTTTACTTTTTGTTTTAAGATAGGATCGTTTTTAAAATCGTATCTTGTTTTAATAGGTCTCTGAACCCAGTCATTCTTCATGAGCGAATATACGCCCTGATATTTTGGATATTTAATAGACTCGTCTTGAGCATAGGGTTCAAGAGGATAACCATATACTGTCACGTTATGTGTTAATGTCCAGAGAGATTTTTTATCTTGAAGATATTCTTCTACAAAAGCCGGATTACTAAATAACTGGCTTCTTTTGATAATAACGTGAACATCAATATCAGATTTACCTGTATAGTTAAAATTGGCATTACCACCAGTCATAACTATATCTTGTATCATACTTTTAGGAATCTTAGCAAACTGCGCCCAGGTTTCACCAAAACGAATAAGAGCCTTACGGACTTCTGGTTTTAGCTTTTCACCTATCCATAATTCTGGATTCAATTCGTTATGGTACTGAAGACTTATTTTTAATTCTTCTAGATACTCTGTAAATCTCTGCATAATAGTTTCCCTGGATTATTTTTATGTATTTATAATCCAGGGATCGTGATTACTTACGTTTAATATAGGAAGCTTTAACTTCGCCTTTTTCAAGAATCTCAAATCCATTAGGGAACAGATACTTTTGTTCGACGATCTCATCATGATCATACATCCAGATATCATCGAAAACATAGACAGCGCCGACAGGAGCACGACTTACGAAAAATTCACATTCGATTTCTAATGTTTCATTATCATGAGGACCATCAAAGAACACGAATGCATATTCTTCTTCATATTTCTTATACTGATCATAAACCGGAACACCATCGCTATAACGATTAAAGAACTCATGATCCTCCATACAGAAGAATGTAAAGTTCAGTCCAGCTTCATAAGCACAGTAGTATAGTGAAGGAATAGTGCGATTACGCATAGTGTTATCATAATCAAAACGCTGAGGAGAGGTAAGAGTCTTAGAATGCTTATCGCCGTCAATCTTACGATCAGGATTATGAATAGTCATATTCAGGTTAGTACATTCAATCTCAATGTTACCATAGGGATCAATGCAGAACATCGAACGATCGGTATTACCATTTTCAACTAACACATCAATAATCATCTTAGCAGAACCACCACGACGAGTACCAATCTCTACGATTGCTCCTGGTGTGTTACCAATCTTAGACACTGCATGTGTTAGAATTTCATACTGCTGAGAATCAACACCGAAAACTTCTTCGGTGGAAAAACGAATAATTGCCATTATTACTTTACTCCGTTATATCCAATACCACAATGTTTTTGCTTAGCGGATTTCTTGTTTTCAATTGCTTCGAGAATTCTAGAAAGTAGCGTGATTACCATTGACATGTTAGACTCCTTCGATTAGATGCTTGCCCACACCCATTATATATATGCCAAGGATAAACACCTGAATAATTATGAGCGATTTCTTTTTCCAATGAAGAGCAATAGCCAACCAAAGCGTATTACCTACCACTGATGCATATACATTAATAGGATATATATTCCATGAAGTTAAAGCAACACCAATTATAAGTGTTGCTGTTGCTAGCCACTCAATAGAAATCCACAATTTGGTCTGCGATTCCATATTTTATTGCCTCTTTAGGTGTAAGCCAAATATCTTCAGCTGGTAGTAAATATTTTTTAATTGTGGCCTCTGTCTGACCTGTGCATCTTTTATAATGTTCAATAATCTTTTTGCTTACATTATTAAATTCTTTTACTGATGCCATAAGTTCATGTTCTTTACCGATCGTTCCCCAGAAGAATTGATGAGAAAGAATAGCTGTATTTCTTGTAATGAACCTCTTTCCTTTTTCTCCAGCCATAAACGTAAGTAGACCACAAGAAGCAATTTCACCAAGTCCATACGTGTAAATCGGCACCTTCGAGCCTTTAATTGTATCAATAAGAGCAAAAGCTGATGGAACTTCTCCGCCAGGAGAATTGATAATCATCTTTATACATTTCGGTTTGTTCTTTTCGATTAGATTACGAGCAATGATGAATCGCATAGCATCTGAAGTAGAACTCTGATCAAAGTTTGACGAGAAGATATAGTAATGATAATCTTCAATATCTGGAATATTTACTGATTTTTCATCATCTTTTAGATTCAAGTTATTCTCCTATTTCAAAACCAACCACATTCTACGGTAGAGAGTTATGTTATTGATTGTTCTGGCTTGATAGTCGTGCTGATCTTCTTTCCAGTCGTACAGATTATTCATGAAATAATCTTGATCAACCCAACCATGACTATTCAAATTTCTATCATCAAATCGTAAATACTTACAACCGATAGAACTCAAATGTTGTTCAATCGCGCCTGCAGTATTCATAGACCATAAATTTTTTACAGAAGCGTATTTATCAAATGGGCTGTTCACTTCTGTTTTGATTGATTTTATACCTGATTCTGGAAGAACAACCGATTCTAAGAACATCATATTAGAATGTTTCATGGCGCATTCTAAATCTTGTTCCCAGTTTTCTAGAGTATATAATGTTCCAAAGTGCAAAAGTAAATCATAATGTTTACCAAGATCATAGACACTATCTTGATTCACAACTCGATTTTTAGGTTTATACCCTATATTATATAACCTATCCCACAAAGAATCAAGGTTTTCTTTTCTTATATCTGAGAAATCTACTCGAGCTCCCATTTTGAGGAACTCTTCTCCTACTTCTCCATGAGCACATCCGAACTCGTGAATATCTTTACCTATAAACCAATCTTTTCCTAAGACATCTACTACTTTTTTTACTCTATTATGTTTCCATTGGTCAAAGAACATATAGTTCATTTCACAACAATCCACATTCTTCGAGGAACAATTACTGTCTGATTCTTTACTAACTCGTTATAATCATAGCCAACAAAATCTCTCTTGTCCCAATCATAGATTTGTTTAGCTTTTAGATCCCCGCCATATCTACCATTAGTGTTTAGTTTTGAATCTAATATCTTAATAGTCTTACATCCTAAATCAGCTAGATGTTGCTCAACTTCTGTTTCTGTAAATGGCGTTATAGTATCATTAGATAAACCATCTATGTTTACTACGGTTTCTAAGATCATCGTGTTTGTGTGTTTCAATACTGTCTCTAGATTAAGTTTCCAGTTTTGAATACAGTAGAGCGATCCAAGGTGCAGAGCTAGATCGAATCTTTTCTTTAGATCATAAGGCTGTTCTAGATCTAGAAGGAAGGTATCAGCCTTATGTTTCATATTGTATAATGTAATATTAAGTTCGTCAAGGCATTCTTTATCTATATCAGTAAAGGTAACATCTGCTCCTAATCGCAAGAACTCGATACCGACTTCTCCATAGTTACAAGCAATGTCTAGGATCTTTTTATTGAAGAACCATTCTTCGCCGAAGATATTCTTTATCTTCTTTACTCTTTTGTTCTTCCAATCTTTATACATCAACATTTTCATAATATTCGCCTGTGAGTGAAGAGGGGATAAACCCCTCTTCGTTAGTTTATTACTTCCATATTTAAACGAGCTGTGCCTTTATTCTTGAAGCCCAGAGCAGCTGCGACGTTCTGATTAACATCAATGCTACGGCCCTTAATAAAAGGTCCTCTGTCAGTCACAGTAGCAACAACTGAACGACCCGTTGTTAGGCAATGTAGATGGACGTGTGTACCGAAAGGTAGCGTCTTATGTGCAATACCATAAGTTACTCGCATACCCGATGCAGTTCTACCGCTCCGGTCGTTATACCAAGAGGCGTTATGACCTCTTGCGTTTTGTCCATCAAGACTCGGAGTTTCTGCTCCGAACAGATCTTCGATAAACCCAGCGTGTACTGGAGTTACCATTAGCATTACAGCTAATGAGATAATGTATTTCATATTTTACCTTTCAATTGGTGGGAGTGGTAGGACTCGAACCTACAACCACGCTGTTATGAGCAGCGGGAACTAACCAATTGTTCTACACTCCCTTTATTTGGTACCCTCAGTCAGACTCGAACTGACACTGAAGCGATTTTAAGTCGCCTTCCTCTACCGATTGGGATATGAGGGCACTTCACTTACGCCAGAAGTCTATCTGCCGCAATACTGGCCGCAAAAGCCTGTGGCTTAACAAACGGAATGACATTACAGAATCCTTTGATATAACCCACAGCTTCGCTAATAACACAAGAAGAGCCATGCTTTTCATCAGGGTTGATATCGAGATGAATCTCAACATGACGATCTCCGATTGCTTCTTCCAGATCAACATACATCTGGGCGGTCTTCATTACTTCATTCATTAGACGCACGCGAGGACGGTCCTTCTTTTGATCATAATCTCTCTCATTGGAGAGCTGACCGAATATCTTACAGCCTCTGTTGCCGTTGTAATGAACAACAATGACTGTAGCGTATTCTGCATGCCATACGTCGTTTCTATCACGATAACGTGCAGAATCTGAACCGATATAGATCTTAGTAGAGTCTGTGGTGTTACGAATAAAGTCTCTAACTTCATCAAGATCTAGCGTGCGCATAACTATTTACCTCTTCTTTCTTCCCTTCATACGACGAGCCTTACGTTTCTGGCTCCCGATCTTTCTTCTGCCCTTTCTCGGGCGGTTCTTTCTTTCATGTGCCATTACAAACTCCTTTCCTATTATCAATCATACTATTCTTTTTTAGAAAAGTCAAGTGATTTTTTCTTACTTTACACATAATCCAGGTGTTATAATACTCTTCTGATTCTAACACACTGTTTTCGAACTGATACTTTGCTTCGAAGTATGTCATCTCTCCTTTAGAGTAACACAGACGAAGTATTTCTCTTTTGAAAGCATCTTTGCCGAAAATGTTTACGTGATGTTTTAGTTCTTCATTAGAACCGTAGTAGTCTCTCCAATCAGATTCTACTTTATGTCTTTTCTTTTTACCTTTGACTTGTTTAGTCTTAGTAAAATAAAAGTTCTTTTTGCCTATATATTTTCTATTAGTACGGAGATTGGTTATCAAATAAACGCATCCAATAACTTTATCACCAATCTCCGTATATTCTTCTTCATTATATAACCACATGAACATTATCCCTTTTTAGAGATATTTATTCTTCCTGCAGTTATATTATTCTGTGCTCTTATATCTTTATTACACCAGGTCCAGCATTCTCCAGTATCATCTTGAAAACATACCCAATATAAATGATGCTCAAAGCCATAATCTATAAGAAAATGAGCTAACGCATTACCTTTAGGCGTTATCAAGGGTAGAGGAGGATCGATCCTTATCAATCTTCATACTCTTCTTCGTCTTCCTCTTCATAATATCCAATGAGTTCACAGATTTGAGAAATCAACTCTAATGCGTTTGCCTGGATTCTATCTGATTGGTATATGGACTCTTCAGAAGTTATTTCGTTCTCGCGAATGAATTCTTTACAAAGATCATATAACTCAGCGTCGATACGCATTATTTAAACCAGCCCTGCACCCAATCAAACCAAGGCTTAACATAAGAATAAAGTGAAACAACCCATTCATACAATTCGTTTAATTTAGCACGGGCAGCGTCAATATATGGCTGAAAGTTATAATCTCTAAAATGGTAAGCAACACCTGCTAATGCAACAGCAAGTGCAGCAGTTAAAACTAACTTCATCGTATCACTCATTTATTTTCTCCTTTGTTGTTTCAAGAGTTACTACTCTAGGTTTACTGTCAAACAAACTAGTTGTGATCAATATACCAAGAAAAGCTATTACGAATAGTAACAAGTGTATGCTCTTCTCTTTCATTACTTATATCCTTCTAACATGAAATCTTACCAGGACATTTGTCGTGCGAACAAACATATCCCATAGGTAATAGTCTGCCAAGACTATCTGTAAAAGAAATACCACAGACTTTACATTTCACTTCGCCATAATCAGTTGGAAGTTGGTGTTGAGAAGGGACCGTCCAGTCCCTCCATAGTTTTCCTATTTCCATACCATCACGAATACCTTGTTTGTATCCTTCTTTCCAATCTTCGCTCATATTTCACAATTCCCCGAAGTGCAAGCCAGTGTTTGAACGCCTTCAACATTATCATTATGTTCAATCAAAATATCCCAGTCAATTGTTGTCGGAATATTTTTCACTGTATTCTTGTACTCATCAGCCGTGATTGTCTCATATGGCGCCTGACGATAAGTACCGCCGTCGTATGGCAAGAATGATACACCTGACATTTCATCAAAGTGATCATAAACCCATGCGCCAACACGTGGCCATTCTTCTTCTGTTACGTTAATAGTAACAGATGGTTTATGCTCACACCAATGACGCTGATACATCAACCACAGATTAAGATGCTTAATTGCATCAACATCATTACGGGTTACTGATTCCTTTGGTAGCTTCATTGGGAATGTAAATACCGTAGTAGAATGAGGCTTAGTAACGTCAGGCTCATGAGGAACACCTGCGTCAATAAGATGTTTCGTGAGGGGGTCTTTGTTATCAGAGCGTACACGACGGTAATAATAACGGTCATGCCCTGGATGAATACCGGAAGGACTAAGAACCAGTTGAGAAACTGTTCCGCTTGGTTTGACGCAGGTAATGGCCACTGACTGATTAATTCCAAGTTTCTCACTCCATTCTTTATTCGTATCAATAGCAACCTGCTTTAGCTTCTCGAGACGCTTCGGAAGATCAGGATCATCAGGATTATTCATCAATGGACAATCATAAATGCCAGTGAACGAAACGCCCAGTAGCCTTTCTTCTTCAGTATTCTTCTGCCAAATCTTTCTCAGGTACGGAAAATGTGTGAGAGTAGATTGGAACGTTCCAAGAATTGTTGCCACTCTAATCTTTCTTGCAAGACTCTTTTCATCATCGTCGCTTCGTATAACAACTTCAGTGAGATTACAAAATTGATATGGACGCAGGATAATCTCAGAGCAGGGATTAGTTCCAAATTCATGGTCAGGATCTCTTCTTCCAGACTTAGCAGCCACTCGTTTAGATGCGTCTCTACTAAAGATTCCTCGTTCGCCTGACTTTGATTCATAGATTGAAAGCCACTCTGACATGAACTGCCCGACGTCTGGCTTTTCTGTATAGACTGCTGAATTGTTTGAAAGAGCTCTTTGAACATTTGCTTCCCACCATTGGCCAGCCTTAGCATGGCGCATGCGTTCATCAGATAGATTAGAAAGAGAGATCATTGCTGAACGACGAACACCACCAACGACAACTACTTCACCAATCTTACACATAATATCATGACATTCAAGAGAAGTCAGACGACGTCCCTTTGCCTGTTTGAAAATACGAATAACAAACTTGAATAGATCATTCAATGGCTCAGGACCAGATGAACGGCCACCAAATGTCTTCAACACTGCGCCTGCAGGACGAAGAGCAGTCAAATCCCACTTCGGAATCTCACCAGCATAGAGCAGCGAGATAAGCATACGAAGAGCCTTTGACCAACCTTCCTTAGAATCACGAACAGTGATTGTAGTATCACAATCAAATAGTTCATCAGGAATCTCAGGGAGCTTATTTACATACTGACGTTCAACAGAGAATCCGACGCCTGTGCCATTCATAAGAATACACATAGCCTCGTCGAACGCTTTAGGATCGTCAATAGGTAGATATGAACAGTTATAACCAGCAACATTATCTCGATCAAGAGCCTTACCAGCGGTCATTAGGGCTCGCATGGATGGCATTACTTCAAGATTATGAATAGAATCAAATACTTCTTTCTTTAGTTTTTCATCAGTAATCTTTACCCTGTCAAACATATAATCTACATAACGCTGCACTGTTTCATGCCAGTGTTC